GTACCAGTTTCCCGAGGCCTCTCAGAGGACCAGGGACGCGAGAAGAACTCGCGGAGTGCGAAGCTGTTGTCCTGGGTCACCACTTCGACCTTTTTTATTAAGGTTGGCTGTGGTACATAGTAGCGCTGTAGGTCTTTATCGTATTTCAAACGAGAGACCTTGGTGCCACTGTATGAGAAGACACCAGGAACCCCGGCATCGTAGCGGAACACGTTCTCGGTAAAACGAGGCGGGAGCCACTCCAAGATGCGATTGGCGGCCCTCCAGAACCCCTTTTTGAAGAGGTTATTGGAGGTGTCAATCGCCGCTTGGTACTTTGCGGGGGTATCTGGGATACCGACTTTAGGTTTAACTGGAGTGATATCATAATCACCCCAGCAATCCGCGCCGCACGATTCTCGGAAGGAGCCCTTGAAGAAACTTTTCTTCTTGTTGACCTTTAATCCGAGGTTGTTCAAACGGCGAACGGTATCCTCATGCGCAGCTAAGGGAACGATGATATCGTCCCCGAAGACGCGAACCTTACCTTCCATACCCAGTATAGTCCTTCTGTCATAAGCCCCCGCAGATGCGAGAGCTACAGTCAGAAAGAAAAGGGACTGAATGGGGAAGGTGAGTGCGGAACCCATCGTTGAGAACTTCCTGATTGAGGTAGTACCCCGACCAGTTAGTGTGTCAACGATCTTCTGGGTTCGGACGTGCATCATAGCTTCCAATAAGGAAGGGTGCCGATTGAACAAGCGTTCAATGTGCACACATGAGACACGATCGGACGCAGAGGAGAGATCGATAGTCGAAAGACTACGATCTCGGGCTGCTAGTGCCACCAAGCGCTGAGATAGCGCCTGATTGCATGGATCGAAAAACCTCCCAACAACAGACTTCCGAAAATGGAAGTCCAGGAAGGTCTTGATCTTCTGCTGGCACCACTGGTGCTCGAGCGGTTCCGAGGCGATAAGACGAGGAGTCTTTGCCGTCTTTGGAACCTGGAGGAGTTTTGACTTGGGCTCATCATTTAAGATGGGAACCGCAAGCAAGTCCCCTCCCGCGCACCAATCGAACGGGAATAACCGTTCGAGCGAGTCTGACCAGTTCGGGAAGCTGTACTTATAGCCTCCCGAGCGAAGGTTAGACACCGCACCGGGTCCGTGCTTAAAGAATCCAGTGTCAGGGGTATCTTCAGACATACTGTCGAAGATTGGAATCCCTGACACGAGAATCTTAGAGACCTTATCCAGTCTCCGAAGGAAATCCCTGTCGTCCACGAATGCTCCGGTCGAACCGTAAAACAGCTCGAAAGAAGTATCATGGTAGCCAGTAATGTCCCTACCGACCCAATCAAGGGTCGGATTCGGGATGTTGTCCTCGATGTCATAAAAC